GGACAGCTGCTCGGTACGGTGAGTGTGCGGCGCCCCGTCTGTCCGGCGGGGCGCCGCGCGCTGAACGCATCGAGCAACGCAAAAAGGCCGCCGGCCAACCCTCCACATCGGAGAGTTGGCCGGCGGCCTTTTTGCGTTGCTGGTGCACCGTTTTCCACGGCCCTGGCCAGTCAGCCGCAGCGCTACGGTGCCAAGCGACTGTTGATCAGCCCGCCGAGCGTACTACGGTGTGACGGGCGCCCCGTTGTCGTACACGTTCCCGGACCACACGTTCCCGGGCCCGCCGGTGTCGAACGCGATCACCGGCCCGTTCGCCCCGCACTGCGGGAAGTAGCGGCGGTCGAACACGTTGCCCGTGATCTGGATGTCGTACGACAGGCCCTTCGGGCCGCCGCCGGCGTACAGGGTGTACCCGCCGCCGGCGAGGAGGTTCCCGGTGATCCGGGCATGCCGGCCCACCCCGAAGTCCTGGAACAGCGAGACCACGCCGGTCTGCCGCTGCGGGTTCAGCAGGGTGTTGTGGGTGACGGTCAGCATGTCCCCGTCGTCGGCGCCGGAGGTGGCCTGGATCAGGTCGATGTGCGCGCCGTTGAGGGTGCTCGGGTCGTGGATGTACGAGTCGGCGACCAGGCCGCGGATCGTGGCCACCCCGTCGGCCACGCCGGCGATGTTGGCCCGCTCGACGGTGATGTCGCCGCCGAAGTTCTGTACGCCCTGGCCCAGCGCCTGGACCGCGTCGCCCTCGATCGTCACGTCCTCAATGGACAGCCCGGACGCACCGAACCACTGGACGATCGCCCAGTCCTGCGGGCTGGTGTTGGTCAGGCACACGTGGCGGATCGTCACGTTCGACGCCTCGACCCGGATCGCCCCGGTGACGGCCAGGTCCTCGACGACGGTCCCGTCCACGCTGACGGTGAAGCCGGCCGACGGGGTGAGCCTCGTGCAGTCGCCGGCGCCGGTGTTGGTCGCGTCCGGCCAGCCCGAGCTCGTCGGCGTCGGGGTCGGCGTGGGTGTGGCGGTCGGGGTTGGGCTGGTGGCGGTCGGGGTCGGCGTGGGCGAGCTCGTCGGGCTGGTCGGCACAACCGTCGGGGTCTGGGATGGCGTCGCCGGCGCCGAGCTGGTCGGCCCGGTCGTCGGGGCGGTCGCCTCCGCGCAGCCCTTCAGCCAGTTGCGGGCGTTGGTGCTCAGCCGGCTCGTGCCGGCGGCGATCCGGTCGACGCACCACTGGTGCAGCTGGTCGCCGGACAGTACGGCCGGGACACCCAGGTCGACCGGGGCGGCACCGAGGTAGGTAGTGGCCGGCCGGGCCACGACGAGAAACGCCCCCGCCAAAACGGCGAGGGCGATGATCACGGCGATGGGGATGCCGCTACGTCGGCGTCGGTGCATCGGGGGTCTCCTCCGGTTGTGTGGCCTGCGTTTTGGCCGGTTCAGCGGCCAGCCAGGGCAGGTATTGGCGCAGCCACTGCTCGACTGCGGGGATGGCCAGTACGCGGGTGACGCCGGCGGCGACGGCCAGAACCCAGCCGGCGCCGGGCAGGGTGTCGAGGTGGCCGACGGCGGCGATGACGGGTAGCAGCGAGGCCAGTCCGAGGGTGGCGGCGATGACGGTGCGGGCGGTGGCTCGCCAGGGGTGGCGGGTCTGACTGGCCATGACAACCCCTTGACAGACGTAGACAGGTCGGTCGTACAGTCGTACGAATGAGAGAGTGGAGGCCGCCAGGCCGGTGCCCGAGAGCCCACCAGCTGCGGCCGCCGGACGTGGTGGTCGGGTGGACACCGTGCAGCTGTACCGGCCTCAGCACCACCGGCGCGCCGGCGGGCCACCGCACGGTCCTCTGCTGGATCTGCCACGCCGAGTGGCGCGAGGACGGATGCACCGCCTGGGGCCTGTGGCATCAACGCCCGTGGCCCGGGATCGCGGACGTAGCGGAGCCGATCAGCTCACCGGTCAGCGGTGGACGAACAGCATGATCACGTTGACCGCCAACGACAGTACGGCCGTGACGAGCGCCCCGAGGACCTGCTTACGCGAGGCGTTTCGCGACTCCTCCTGGCGGTCGAACCGCTCGTTCAGCCGCTCCGTCTCCCGCTGGTCCCGCTCGTCGATGCGGGTCACCTCGGCGGCCATGGCCAAGCGGTGAGCCTCGTACAGGTCGCGGCGGACGTGCTCGCCCCGCAGTGCTCTTATCTCCTCCTGCAGCGCTTGCAGGGACCGGACGATCTCGCCGAAGGTCACGTCGCCCGGCTGCGGGACGGTCACGCCTGCATCCGGCGGGCCTGGTCGTCGTTGACGGCCTTCGCGATGGCGGCGATGTCCGCGGCGGTCAGCGCGACCGAGCTGCCCGCCGCGCCGGCGGGCGCTTGCACGATCGGTCCGAGCTCGTCGACCAGTTTGGCCGGCGTCCAGCCCTTCGGCACGTCGCCGGCGCCAATCTCGACGGTCGGGCAGCCGCCCCGGTTGTACGCCCCGCGAAGCTGGTAGCTTTCGGCCAGGTCGCGGTACCGGCCGCCCGGCCCGACCACCCAGTACTCGTCAGCCGCGTTGCCGTAGAACCCCTTGGGAACGTGGGCGATGAACATGTCCGGATCCCCTCCGTCGGTGCCGAAGATGATGTCGCCCAGCATCTGCAGCTGGGCCGCGTCGTCGCAGTGGCTGGTCCACAGGCCGACGTGTAGGTGGGTCAGGTGGCTGTCGTCGGCGGCCGACCAATGGCCCTCGTACCAGCCGGTGACGTTGGCTCCGTCGTAGGTCCCGAACCACTCGGCCACGCCAGGCAGCCGGCCGGCCCGGACCGCGACGTCCAAGCGGTGCGCTGCAGCCCAGTGCGTCGGGCCTGAGATGCCGATGTCGGTCGCGCGGATCCAGTTGCCGGCCCCGGCCCGGTCTCGAGCGTCTTGCGTGCCGTATGCGCGGTCGGTGCAGAACTGGCTGTTGAGGTCCCAGTCCCGGCTGCGGTGCCGGCCGTACAGGTGGTTGTTGTCGCCCTTGCTGCCGCACGTCGCCGGCGTCAGGTGATAGGCGGCCATCATCCGGGCGTTGAACGCGGCGTGCGCTGGGGCGACGATCTCCGCCAGCCACCAGGATTCGGCCTCAAGCTGCGCGTACGTGATCATCAGTACCCCACCCACCAGATCGACATGCTCGACTGACTGTTGGCGCTGACCCCGGTGAGCAGCGCGCCGGCGGTGTTCTGCAGGGCGCCGAGCTCGACGTAGTCGCCGATGTTCAGGTACGGGAACAGGGTCGGTACCGCTGGGGCGACCTGGCCGCCGGCGGCGGTCGCGTCGAGGGAGTCCAGCGACGCGTTGAGTTGGGTGCCGTTGATGGCCCACTTCCCGCCGCGCTGCCCGGTCGCCGAGGCGGCCCAGGCCAGCACGGCCAGGCCGGCGTACCGGCCGGGCCACTTCACGGTGAACCGGCTGGGGTTGACTGAGGTGGAGTGCTGGCCGGCTTTGGACGACAGGTAGTCCTCGTCGACGTCGGTGACGTCGAAGGTGACCGGGTTGAGGCCCGTGTTCGGGATCGACTGGGCAACGGTCTGCCTCAGGATCACCTTCGGTGGGACGGCCAGGAACTGCGACACCTGGGTGATCGCGGCCAGCTGGCTCGTGGTCAGGATGCCGCCGGCGATCGTCGGGAGTACGGGCACGACCGGCATCAGCGACCTCCGTCAGAACGGGACAACATCGGTGCCGTCGAGGAACGAGTAGTCGAGCCGGAACCACGGCCCCTCGACCCCTGGCGTCGAGCCGAGCAGCGGTGACGTGGTCCACGTGACAACCCGGCTCGTGGGCGAGGAGCTCTGCTGGATGCCCTCGATCACCAGCGATCTGGCCGCGGGCGGCAGCCCGGCCGGCACGGGCAGGGTGACCGAGTTCCCGTTCGGGTCGACGATGGTCGACGGGGCGAGCGTGACCCGGTCGCCCAGCTCCCGGCCGAGGACCCGCCAACGGTTCTCCGGACTGGACGCAAACTGGGTACCGGCCAGGTCGATGGTCCACGTCGGGGCCCGGGTGATGGGGTTGTTGTAGTAGGCGACGAGGAACGCGGCGAAGTTGGCCGCGTCCTGCAGGATCGCCGAGGTGATGCTGCCCGACGCGGGGAACGTGGTCCAGGCCGCCTGCGACGTCGGGTTCGTGGCGGTGGTGGCCGTGCCGGTGGCGTTGTTGATGATCGACGCCGAGTTGATGGGCTGGTCCAGGCGCAGGGCCATGGGCATCGACAGCCACGTCCACGGGATGTACGTCGGTGCCGGGGCGCCGAACCAGAACCAGTCGTTCACGACGGCCGAGGCCGGCGGTGTCGGCCGCTCGACATCGGTGATCAGGTCGTCGTCGGTCCAGTCGCCCATGCCCAGGATCCGGCCTTTGCCGGACGCGGTGGTAGGCATCAGCCCTGGGCGTAGCTCAGGGACCCGTACGCGGCCCCCACAGCGGTCCCTGTGGGCATGTAGACGAGCTGGAGTACCGAGAGGTCCCAGACGCTCGGCCGGCCCAGCTGCGTGAAGCTCAGCGGGCTTATCGTGGCCGCCAGAGGGGTTGGGATCCCGGCGATGTACCGGAACGCGATCAGGTGCACCTGCCCGCTGACGTAGCTGGTGCCGAGGGTGATCGACTGGACGGACTTCACGCCTACGTCGCCGGCCTGCAAGCTGAACAGCGCCCAGGTGCCGGCCGGCGCGGTGGCGGGGAAGCTGGCCAGGGTCGCGGTCCGGCCGGCCACGCCGGCGCTGTTCGTGTACGAGACGGTCGTGTTGGTGATCGGGGCGCCGTTGCCGGTCGCGCTCGAGCACTCCAGCGCCAGGTACACCCCGGCGCCGGCGGTCGACGCGGACGCGTCCCGCGGGACCCAGGTCGGCGAGGTGATGGCCTGGGCCGTCAGGGTCGTGACCACGGGAACGTTGCCCCACTGGCGGTCAACCAGCCACACGCCGCCCAGGTTGGCAGTCTGGGTGGCGTCGGCCCGCAGGATGATCGACGTGGCCCCGACCACCGCGGCCGGCACCGGGACCTGCCCGGCCAGGGCGGGCCCGGAGAACGTGGCCCCATTCAGCCCGCCCGACGGGGCGGCGCCGGCGCCGATCAGGCCGGTCCCGTACCAGGGCGTGTGGAGGATCCCGGACCCTTTGGCCGTGACCGGGTCTTTGCCCCACACCGTGGGGATCGGGATGATCGCAGCGGTCAGACCGTCCATTGTGGTGAGTGGCACAGCTACTCCTCCAGGGCGCGTCGAAGGGTACGGATGTCGTCACGCAGACCGGTCAGCCACCGCCAGGGCGGGCAGTAGCGGGCCAGCCAGTGGGAGGCGTCGCCGTACGCGCGGACGTAGTCCGCCCACAGCGACCTCATACGTTGAGGACGTGAGCCCGGTCTTGGAACACGTACCGGCCGGTGCCGTCGACGAACGCCCGGGCCCGCTCGGTGTCGACCGCGGTCTGCAGCGCGGCCGCCCCGGTCTGGGTGGCCAGCTTCGCCGGAGCCATGAACGTCACCCCGGGATCGACGAGCCGGTCTGCGGCGGCAACACCGCAATAGTCGAGGATCGTGTTCACCCGCTGGCCGGTCGTCTGGAACTCCAACCCACCGAACCCGACCGCCACCTGAGCGAGGAACTTGCTGCGGTCCCAGTCGCCGGGCGCACCAACGTAGACCTGCACGTGGCTAACCGCCCCGAACGTGCCGTTCCCGATCGTCAACGTCCGGAACGTCGTGTCAGTCGGCCCTGCTGTGCTCATCACCGCGGTGTAGATGTCGGACTTGACCCACAGCTCGCAGGTGGCCGGGTTGAACCCCATCCGCGCGGCGATCGGCATCGCGGTCCCGGTACGGACCGGCCCGCCGTCGACGGTGGTCCCACCCCAACCAGGGCCGCCGCCGACAGCCTTGAGCGGCAGGCCGCCGGTGTCGACGCCGCTCAGGACCAGGCCGTCACCGTCGAGCTCGGCGAACCTCGTCGACGAGGCGTAGTCCGACGCGTTGACCCAGGCCACCAGCGTCACCACCTGGCCGCTCGTCAGCGTCAGTGGCGTGGCCAGCGTGCCGGTCAAACTCATGCTGTAGACCGCGGTGTGCGGGGATCCGCTGTCCGCGCTGGGCTGGAACACGATCGACGCGAGGTCGTCGCCCGGGGCCGGGGCGCCACCCCCGTACGTGATCGATGGCAGCTGCGGGTTGTTCGGGTTGAACCCGACCCCGTTCTGCTGGGTGACCACCGTCAGCGGTGACGCCGCCCCGACCACGGAGGTCACCGGCAGCCCGAGCTCGTTGAGCGGGTAGTACGCCTTCAGCGCGCTGCCACCGTTGGCCAGGATGTGAGCGCCCAATGTGGACGGGAACGGCGGGGTACGACCCAGCCGGGTCAGCCTGTCCAGCGCGGACAGCTTCACCTCCGCATACCCGATGGGCTGCCAGTCGTCGTCGTCCGGCGCCTCGACGTACCCGGTGAACTCCACGAACGTCCTCGACCCGATGGTCTCGGAGTAGCGCACCTTGCACCCGAGGTTGAACCCGGAGCCGTAGGGGCCGGTCGTCAGTCCGGGGGTGAACCGGCCATCAGTGTTGTCGAGGACGCATTGCAGTTGGCTCGGCTGGATCGTGTCGAGCTCGGTCTGGCGGCCGCGGCGGATGGTCAGCGGTGTTTGCTCGGCCCGCACGTACGGGGTGATGTCCACGTAGGTCGGGAACGGCGCGTCCGGCGGGTCGAACGGGGCGATCTCGAGGCGGCCGATGCCGCCGAAGGTGCCGCTCATCCGCGGACCAGGCTGCCCGTGCTGGCCGGGAACAGTTCGTTCGGGTTGAGGCCCGCGCGTCGTGCGTAGCGCAGCTGCTGGCGGCGCAGGACCTCACCGTCTGGGGTGACGATGGTCTGGTTGATGACGAGGTCGCCGCCCTGGGCGGCGACGGTCGCTGCCGGGCCCGCCGGCGTGGTGCCGGGGCGGCGGCCGAGCGCGGCGACCTGGTCGACGGTGAGGATCCGTTCGCCGCCGTGGACGATCGCCAGCTGCGGCCGCCCGGCCGGGCCGGGCACGGTGCCGCCCACGTCGTAGCTGGGCAGCTTGTTGGCGTTCTGGAGGAGCTTGTCCCCGCCGCCCTTCGCCGCCCCGGTGTTCGCGTTCGGGAGGAGCTTCCCGCCGCCCGGGCCGAGGCCGGTGAGGTCCTTGAGCGTCTCCTTCAGATCGGACACTCCACTTTGGACCTTGTCGATGATCGGCCCGATGGTGTGGTCGTACACGTCTTTGATCGCATCGCCGATGGCGTGCCAGCCCGCGTACCAGTCGTCCTTTAGCACGCCAAGGCCGGTCGAGAAGTCCTTGAACCAGTCGCGGATCGGCACCCAGATGTTGTTATAGATCCAGTGCCACACGTCGCCGGCGATCTTATTAATCCAGTTCCAGACCGTCGTCCAGTGCTTGACGAGCTCGTAGATCGCGTAGATGACCAGGGCGATGCCGGCGCCGATCAGCAGGGTCGACGCCTGGGCGGCGATGGTCGCGGCGGCCGCGGCGATCATCGACGCGGTGTACGCGGCGATGGCCACCACGAGGACCGCCCCGATGTACGGGGCCAGTTCCTTGATGAGCTTCTTGTGCTCGCTCAGCCAGTGCGCAAACGACATGAGCTTCGGGATCAGCCAGTTCCCGATCCGGATCCCCAGCACCTGCAGCTTCGCCTCGAGCTCGTGCACCTGCTGGCTGAATTGCTTCTGCTGCTCCGCCCAGGCGTCGTTCGTGGCCGCGGCCCGGCCGGCTGCGGTGCCGAGCTGGTCGTACTTGGATTTCAGCCGGTCGGACTCCTGGATCAGGGTCATGATCGCGCCGGAGGTGCGGCCGCCGCCGAACGCGTGCTCGATCACCTGGTTCTGCTGCACCGCGGTCAGACCGGCCGCCTCGAGGTGCTTCTTCAAGTCCATGACCGCGACGAGCATGCCGTTGGGCTGGCGCATGTCCTCGGCCAGCTGCGTCGACGAGAGGCCGATCGATTCGAGGGCGTCGGCGGCCCGCATCGTCGGGGCGGACATCAGGGCGACGGTCATCTTGAGGCGGGTCGCTGCCTCGTCGGCCGGGACGCTGTTGTCGGTCAGGGTCGCGAGGCTGGCGGCGAAGTCGGTCATGCCGAGCCCGGCGGACTTGAACGCGGGGAGGATGCCGGTGCCGATCGCCTGGGTGAGCTTGTCCATCCGCATGTCACCCATGCCGACCGTGGCATTCATGAAGCTGATTGCGTCGGCGGCGCTGTGGACGTCCTTCATCCCGATCGACATCACGCCGCTCATGGCGTAGGTGACATCGTCGAGGTCGGCCATACCGATCGAGGCGAGCTTCGCCGCCTGGGTCAGAGTGTCGAGGGCGGCCTGGCCGCGCATGCCCGTCGAGATGATGTGGTACAGGCCCTCAGCGAGCTTCTCCGGGCCGATCCCGACCGCCGGGGCGATGTTCAGGACCGCGTTCTTCAGGCCGTCCAGGTTGTCGGTGGTGTCGCCGGCCTGGGTGCGGATCAGCTCCATCGTCTGGTCGAAGTTCGATGCCAGTTTCACCGACTCGTACCCGACGCCGGCGACCGCGATCGCGAGCCCCGCCATCGCGACCTTGCCGGCGGCGGCGAGCTTCGTCTGGGTGGCCTGGAGGGTCGACATCTCCTCTTTGACCTCGCCCATTTCGGCCTTGAACTTGCCGACCTCGGCGAGGACCTCGGCCACGATGGGCGGCAGGTACCCGGCGACCGCCACGCGATCACCTGCCTTCGTTTGAGGAGCTGTTAGCGGAGGATCGCGGTGGTCCAGGCCCGGCGGAAGATGCCCTGGATCTGCGCCTGGATGCTGATGAACGAGGGCAGCAGGAACGGGCGGGCGGGCAGCGGGGTGCCGCCCGGATCGCCGAGCTCCTGGCGGCGGCCGTAGATCGCGGTCGGGCCGACCTTGCCGCGCCAGGTCGACGGTGTCACCGCGTCGGGCCCGGTCACCGTGATGGAGCGGCGCAGGTTCCCGGTGACGAGGGACGGCGGGTCGCCAGGCTGCGACGGTGTGGGTGTGCCGGGCTCGTGGCTGGATTGCGACAGCCGCTGTTTGGTGGCCCTCTCGATGAGGTGCAGGACCTGGGCGGTGGCCTGCCGGGTCGCGGCCTGCATTTGACGGACATTGTCGTCAACCGCGGCCTTCGCCTCGTTCACGCCGTGGAGGATGACCGTCACTTCTTCGCAGCCTTCAGCTCGTCGACCATTGACGCGAACCCGGGCAGCCGCTTGGTGTACCAGTCCGGCTGCGCCAGCACCTCGGCTTGCGTCCAGCCGTACCGCTCGGCGAAGAACCCGTAATGTGCGGTCTGCTCCCACAGACGGTCCTCATCGGACAGTCGCGGGCGGACTTCCTCGTGCCCCGACAGGAGCGCCTTTACTCGCTGTCGGGCTGAGTAGGGGAGCCCGGGCTGGTGTCGTCAACCGAAGCGACCGCTTGCTTCCCCTTGATCAGATCCAGGACGGGCTCGAGGTGGCGTTCGATCGCCAGGAGGTCCCGGGCCTTGAGCTTGCGCAGAGCGGCTGGGTTGGCCTGCGGCGTGCGAGGGTCGGCCAGGTACGGCACATCCCAGGTGTGGATCATCACCTCGGCCACCTTGGCCTGAAGTTGGTTGCTGGTCTCGCCGGCGCTGTCCTCGGCCTTGATCATTCTGCGGATCGCCTGAACATCGCCGCCGGTCAGGTCATCCTCGTCGATGAACTCGACGGTGCCGCCGGACGGCAGCGTCAACGTGCGCTCAATCATTTTGCGTGGGCTCCCACCATTGGTTGTGCGGCCGGTCAGTAGCTGTTGGCCGCGGTCGCGTTCTTGACGGTGACCTTGATCGGTGACAGGCCACCGGAGGCGCCGGCGTTGGTCGAGTTCATGACCCCCTTGAACTCGGTGTCGTACCCGACTGCCTCTGCCCCGCGGTTGATCTTCGTGGTCTGGTAGGCGGCCAGGGCCAGGTCGACCTGCAGGTTCCGGTTGTTCGCGAGGGTGAGGCCGTTGTCGACCACGACCTGCAGCTGCGGCTGGGTGTTGTTGACCAGGTACAGGATGCTGTTCGACTCGTCGGCCGGGACGGTGAACATGAGCTTGCCCTCGACGTCGACCGGGCCGCGGAAGATGACGTACGGGTTCTGCGAGCCCTGCAGGGTGTACTGGGCCTTGAGCGCCCGCTTGATCGTCACCTCCCACTCGCCGATCGTGTTGACCTGGGTGCCGCCGCTGGCCGGGCCGGCGAGGCCCATCTTGGTGCGCCAGGCGGCCTGCGGGGTGTCGGCGCTGGTGTTCGGCGACGGGGCCGAGCCGGCCACTGTGGACGGCCACGACATGCCCTTCGCCGACAGCATGATCAGCGACGACTCGGCGTTGCCTTTCAGCGTCAGCTCGGACAGGCAGGACCCGGCGTAGATGCGGGCGAAGTTGGACGCCGACGGCGGCCCCTGCCAGTCGATCAGCGTGAGTGATCCGGGCTGGCCGGTGCCCGAGTTGAGCAGGCTGACTGCGTGGCTGACCGGGTTGGTTCCGGAGCCGGTGTAGTCGCCCAGGATGTTGTTGATCAGGTACGGCAGGGTGTCGAAGAACGCCGGGCCCTCCATGGACCACTCGACGATGCCGACGCCCTGGACCTCGCCGGCGAGGTTGGCCATGGACCCGCGGAAGCTGGTGTCGTCGAGCTGGGTGTACTTGTCCTCCGGCTCGAACTTGTCCAGCGCGAGGGTGGCCACCGCGGGCGTGACCGCAGTGCCCTGGGTGGTTTCCTTAGCCAGCCCGACGAACTGTTTGGCGCTGGGGTAGACGGTTGGCGTTGGCATTACTCGGCCACCCCTTCGGCGGAGTCGGTGTCATCGGCGGCCTGCGGCTCGTCGGGCTCGTCGACGGCTTCGACCGGCGGCCGGGCATCGGCCATCGCGCGCCGGTAGTTGGCCGCCTCGACCGCGGCCAGCTGGTCGTCTTCCTTGGGCATGGGTCCTCCTACCCGACCTCGTAGGCGTGCGCCTCGAAGCTGATCGCCATGTACGCCTTGGTCTCGCCGTTCACTGTGCCGCCCTGCTCGATGTGGGCGGCGATCTCCCCGCCGTCGGCGGCGCCCTCACCGACCTGGAAGGCGTTGTTTTCGATGCCGCCGGTACCCAGGGTTGGGTCGGTGCGGATGCGGGCCTTCACGGCGTCGTGGAGGGCGTGGACGGCGTCCTGGCAGTCCTCGACCATCCGGGCGGTCGACAGGAAGAAGCAATGCAGCTCGACCACGTACCGGACGAGCCGGCGCCCGGCGACCGCGGGCAGCGCGACGCGGGTGTCGTGGGTGTCGGTGATCTGGACGACGATCACGCAGCCGGTCGCGGTGCCGGGCGGCATGCCCAGGAAGTAGTCGGCTCCGTTGTCCTCGCGCGGCCACGCCCGCCGGACCAGGCCGACGCCGGGGATGGTCGGGGTGCGGTAGGTGCGGGTCTGGTCGTCGTAGGGGCCGCCGAAGAACTGGCACACCCCGTCGGCCACGGCGGCCGCGGTCACCGCACGTCCCGGTACCCGTTGAGGAGCCGGCACGCCTTGGTCTCCCAAGGCGTCATCTGGTCGGTGCGCTTCCCGGTAGCCGACTTGACCCGAGAGCCGGGCCAGTCCTTCGAGCTGGTGCCCCAGCGCTGCAGCCCGTCGACGGCCAGGTAGGTCACGGCCAGGTGCGCGTCGGCGCCGAGCCCGGACACGCCGACGCCGGCGTCGTGCTCGTTGGCCAGCGGGGCGACGAGGGGGATGGTGGCCGGCGTGTACGGGTACGTCGCCTGGCCGGCCCAGCTGGAGGCGACGACCACGGACTCTTCCTTGCCGGGGTCCCACAGGCGCAGCACGTCGCCGGCGTAGATGCCGGTCGAGTTGGTCACCGTGATCGAGGTGGCGGCCGGGGCCGCCTGGGCGGCGAGGGTAGCGTTGGCGTACCCGGCGACGTACACGAACGTCGTATACAGCTCCACAGTGGACGGCGCGCTGCCGAAGCCCATCGCGAGCGAGCCGGACCAGCTGAAGCTGTTCCCGCCGGGCTCGACGATGATCTGCCGGCCGTCCTCGATCCGGCAGAGCGGGTTGGCCACCGAGGTGACCTGGCCGAGCACAGTGCCGTACTCGTACGACAGGACGGTCCGGACCGGGGCGTGGTCGGCGTGGACCTTCAGCCGGCCCCGCTGGTCGATCCAGTTGCGGCCGTAGTCGGTTTGGATGTGGGCCTGCAGCGGCTGGTCGCAGATCTCCTCGGCCCACTCGGACGCCATGAGCAGGATGTTGAACAGCTCGGCGTCCTGGTCCGAGAGCAGGGCCGACCCGGCCCGCAGGTTCTGCACGTCGAGGAACGTCGGGTGGGCCTTGAACTCGGCCACGGTGACGAATGGCTCGGTCGGCAGGGTGGCCTGCGGGCTGATGGGTACGACCGTCATGGCGGGTCAGCTCTCGGTGAGGTCCCAGGTGCCGTGCTCGCACGCGTACCCGGTGGTCGTCGGGTGCAGCTCGTGGACGCCGCACAGCGGGCACAGCTGGTTGGCGTGCGCCGGCCGGGCGGCCGCGGCCGGCTGGTCGTCGTCGGCCTGGTCCTCGTCGTCCGGGTCGGGCCGGACGTCGCCGTCGTCCTCGTCCGGGTCCGGCGCGTCGGCGGCAGGGGTGTCCGCTGGGTCGTCGTCCTCGACCGGCTCAGCTGGCTTGGTCGTAGCGCGGGTCATCCGCGTTCTCCTCTCCACAGTGTCCGC